CATTCTGTCCACCTATGCCTTTAACCTTTACATTATCCATTGGATGGGTTATTCCCGCATTTGCAAATCGCTCTTTTTCTGCAATTAAATCCTCAAACACTTTATCAGGGTCATACCCACGACCGCGCACAGATTCAGCCCATGTTTTTAATCCCAAGCCTATTTCCATGCCTTCGCCTTGCACATCTTTGACCGGGTCAACCCAATCGAATCTCGGTGTGGTCCACTCCACGTCAACATCAGCGCTCTTGATCTTGCCTGATATAACCGCCACATCCAAAAACTTTTTAAATATTTTCTCGCAGACAATAGGTATAAAATTGATCCACTGCCATTGCTCAACCTCGCGCCGAAAATCCAATGTTCCGGCGCGAATTGATGAATAATTAACCTGAGAAAGGTCCCCAGTCATTTGCTCGTAAGTCACTCCAGCACCTACAGCAATCGCATGGAGCCTATCGTTAGTGTACCCAACATCCCCAGTGGAAGTAGACGGATTTGAGAATGATATTTCTTCACCTGGATTAAGGTATTGCACCATAACTGGGGAAAGTTCTTCGATTCGCTCATTGTTCGAATCTGCTGTTTCTATGCCGACATTTCTATTTTCATCGTCTGTTTTGACAAAAGCCGCAATGCACGCCTCTGCACCTTTGCGAACCAGTGTAGCCTCTAAATAATCATCTAAATCATTCGCTGTTAGCATAGATGGCGCTAATACTGGGACACCCCTAGCCTGTCCTGGCCTTGTTTTGTCGTAAAAATGAATGACATCCTCGGCAAGAACACGGAAAGATTCAAGCCCTTGCAATTTTGGCGACATATCCCCTGGATGCTGCCTATACATCCAGTAAGCTGCTCTTCTACCCAATGCATCATATTCAATCCCGTGCTGGATCCATCCGCCATTAGGAAGATCCTCAAACTTGTACGAATCCAGGTAATCGGCTTCCAATACTTGCAGTTGCATGGGAACGGATAAGCCATCCGATTCTTTTCTATATCTTATTCTTATCAAGCACTCACCTGATTCTGGTTCCGCGCGCGCAATCAGTCTTTGCAATCCGTACAAATCAAAATGCCCATCCGCATCGCATTCTTTTACCCACTTTTTGTATAATGCCGCTACTTTTTTATCTTTAATGTTTGCCGTGATACCTGTCCCAATGTAATTTGTACATAACACGCGCATCGCTTTTGCAGCGTAAGGGTTATTACGCACCAATTCCCGCGAACGATTACGCAACAAGCTCAATGCAGGCGCTATCTCAGCATTTGCAGAATTACCAGCACTCACCCAATTACCCGTGCGCCTCCCTGTCTTTGCGCCATCGTAAGATCGCTTGTTGATCTTATCGACTAGCTGCAATGTACGCTTTTCTAGCTTGGCATTGCGAGATATTTTTTTAGCCATTACCGACTACCTCGGCTTATAAAAGAGTATCTTTTCTTCTTGGCAAGTGTCCCGGAATTTTGCAATTCTCTGCGTATCGTATCTCTTGCTCTCATTAAATCAAGCATAGACCTGTAAGTGACTTGCCTACCCTCTGAAATTACCGTCAATTCTCCGCTTGCAATTGCTGACTCGATAGCAGTTAAATCACTGGTTGTAAATGTCATTTTCTCTTACCTATTTTTCTTGATAATCTATAAACCGTACTTGTTGACACTCTAAATTCTTTTGCAATCGATATAAAATCATTGCTTTTCCTTATTCTTTCCATGATCCTGTTATCTATCCCAGGCTCTTTGCGTGTGATATAAACATAAGATCCGGCATATTCTTGACGTAATTTCCTGTCAATATATACGATTTCATCATCATTTAAACCTTTTTCTGATAAAACTTGCGCCATTCTGGATAAAATATCAGTCATCGTCTTAATCTATCCCTCAAAGATCCCATCATTGACCTACCGCGACTCTGTAGTTTTGGCTTAGGTATTGACGCTTTCTGTGATGATTCTTTAACCTCTTGCTGCTCATTGTTCGTTTGTTTTTCTATAACTTTCACCGGGTTTAAAAACTTAGCTTCTAGCGCATCCCAGTCTTTCTTGGTGTACCTATGCGCTCTAATACTCGAATGGTGCAATGTTGCGTAAGCGTAAGTTAATGTATCTAATGGCTCATTCCTAATTCCATCATGCTTTTTGATGTACCTTTTTTTATGTCTATCATAAGTTTCTGAAATCAACCCACCAAAATATTCCGGGCTTAAGTCTTTAGCAAATCTCAACATTCTATCTTCTGGCTTTTTATCCTCGTCATTCGACAACCTCGAGAATATCACATGTTTAATATCCACCGTTCCAACCTGATGTAACATAACACCTTTTTTATCAGACACACCTTTCCACGTCACGTCTTGCATTGACCCTTTGCTCAAAACAGGAGCGTTTAATTTGGTCGCACCAATAATCGCAATAGGAGACCTTATGCGCTTAGATCTGACATAATGCTTAACCGCCTCACCTCTATGGCCGCCAACGTCAATTGCAGTTGCTATTACTTGCAAAACCCTGCCAGATTCATGCTCTATACCAGAATTTATTAGATCTGTCAATTGATCCCAGACATCATCATCAGCAGGATCGCCATGCAAAACAACATAATCCAAGATGGTTGCTGACATATTGCGTCCCCAGCCGACTATCTGCACCTCAAGCCTGTTGTCCTGGGTATCTACACCGGCGGTCACAAATAGCACATTGCTAGGGGCAAAACGTAAGTCATAATGCTCGGCACGGTCAACCAAAGTTTGATAACTTACTGTTTGTATTGTGCGCTTCCAGACTCTCGCTAGCCGGGTATTATAAAACACAATCATCATTGCATCATTACCTTGATCCAGTTTTTCCTGAGCAGCCGCATGCTCTTTGACCATGTCAGCCCAAGAAAGCCAGCCATACGGTAAATACATAGCGCTCGCAGTAAATGATTGTAAATAACCAGTGCTACCAACAACCGGATCAGTCCACAATCCATTAGCAAACATAAGGTTTTTATCTTTGTCGGTATGCATGCCTCCACAAGATTCGCACGGATATAATGCCGCCCCAGACTCATTCACAACCAGCCGCTCGAATATTAATTCTTGCGCGTACCCACAGTGAATACACTCAGCAAGCGCCCTCCTTTGTGTGCCGGACATAAACAGATCATGAATGCGCGACTCGCCATCGATTGTTGGCGATGATGGGTAATAAGATTTTTTGTTTTGCTGAAAAGTAGTTTGTCTACCGTCAGTCAGTTTTTTTGGATCTCCTTCCTGGTCCACGTCTCTTTGACACCTGTCAATTTCGTCAATGATAACGTAGCGCGCCGGAACCTCAGAGATATTTGCGGCACTGCCTGCCGTGAATATAAAAAGCGTCCCACCCATGTACTCTTTGGTGTCTTGGTTGTTTTTTGCATCGCGCGAATTAGGCTTGGCAACCAGGTCACGCAAAACAGGAACGGCTTTGATAGTCTTATCAATACGCCCTGAGATGCGCTTCTGTAATCCGCCAGTTGGCATTAGCCATATAAAATTACTTGGGGATTGATGGATGGTTGATGATAACCAGTTAAGTCCTATCTGAGTTTTAAACATTTGACTTGCAACCATCACAGCAACTTCCTTGCATGGATGATCCGCAGACAAACACCGCATTATCTCCCTAGCGTGCGGTGTCCTTGATGTCCTGTAGTTGCCGTATTCATTCGAGCCGCTTGACTTCGGAATGACCATAAACTTATCTGACCATTCATCGACAGGCAGGTCAAAGTCAGGCAGTAAGCCAAGCGATAAAGTATCGTATAGTTTTTGGTAGCAGATCAATTTAATATTCGATCTTTCTTTTTAAAGATATCACTATATCAACCGTTTCCTCGTCGGTTATATGATTGCTGTTAATCTCAAGCGGACTACTTTCAGTAGATAATGATTTTATCTCTATATCGTCATCAAATTTATCTGAGCTTATCATTTCTAATAACTGCTCTTTTTTTATTATCATTTTTCGATCACTGGTAACTTGGAAAATTGTTCGAGTATTAATCTGTGCTCTCTATTTAATAAAGTCTCTATCTGTTTCACATCATTTATGCTAGCAAGATCAGGAGCAATCCTTCTGGATAATGTTATCAATCCATCTCGAAATTGCCTTGCTCTCTCAAATATAACCTTGTCAACCTGCTCGCGCTCGATAAGTTGCCCTATGAATTTTTCATGCTCGGCAGCCGCTTGCAATGCAGCAGCCTTCTCTCGTAATGCCCTGGCATTCTTAAATAAAACCTCAGCATCTTCGGTTTGCAGATCCAATTGTTGATAACTAACTGCCTCTGTCAGTCCTGATAATCCTTTATCTTCGATTGATTTGTTTATTTCTTCACGTTCTTTTTTTGCCTTCTGATCGTAAAAAGATCCGTTTAAACTGGCTGTTAGTTTTATCCTGTCATCAGATTCCTTAACCAATACAAAACGCTCGTCAGGAGTCATCACTAGCCTTCCATCACTATACCACTTTGAGACCATAGGCTTACTTACACCACGGTACTCTGCATATTGAGACTTAGTTAATTGATTTGTATCACTCAATTTTCACCTGATTAATAATTGTGCAGTTAAACAACTTTGGAAAATGCTCCGCTAGAAAGAAAATGAGGCCTGAACCACC